GTTTTGATTAGTATCTTTATGTGATACAATATATTCGTATTTAGCTTGTGGATTATCGGGTCCTAATTCGTTAGTATTAGCACCTGCTCTTGGAATATGAATTCCACTTCCTTGTTCAAGTACTTGGGCTAGTAAATTAGCATTTAAGTTGTAGGTTTGTGTGTTTAATCTAGATGCAAAACCTCCTGTTTCAATTTTAGGATTTGACTTCTGTAATTGAACTTGTTTTGTAGTAAATATGGTACCCTTAGGAAAATCAGTTAAAAAACGGGATACTCTTACGGCATCTTCAGTAGAAGCTACAGCCCAATATTGTCCACCTCTTAATGGCCAATCCGCGCTATTTCTTGCAATACTAGCAAGATACTCACCCGCAGGAGAATCCTCGGGTAAGCCGGTTTGGATGTAAGGTAGTCCACTAGCACCACCCCCTTGAGTGTCATTTCCAAACCTTAGTGATTTTAAGTTACTTCTAAGGTTAATTAAGCCCATTTATTATCCTGGTAGATTATCTATGTATCCTTGTCCTGGGGTACTTCTGTATTGAGCAGTATTAAGTGGGTCTGTTTCTTCTAATTGAGAAGGAGTAAAAGTTACTGTTGGAGCTTGTAAACCTTGAACACCACCTACAATAATATTACTAGATACATTAGGTTGCCCTGTTGTAGAGAATAAATTATGACGAGTGAATCCTGGTTGATTGTTTACTACAGTTGAAGGAACTGATCCTCCGCTGTATCCGTAATTGCTTACTCCTGTTTGTAATAAATTAAGTAATCCCATTTTATGTTATGTTTTATTGTTTATAATAAATATTAATAAATTATATTTTACGTGTAGCTATTCCCATTGGGGTTTGTAGCCCTCTTGATACATTTACTCCATCTAAATTAGATTGAACTGTAACTTTAGATATAGCAGCTGCCATTTTATCATAATCAATTATAGCAGTAGGTTGAGGGGATGATTGTTGAACTACTGTAGCTGCGTTTAATTTAGTTAATGGGGTTACTGTAGCTCCAGGTTTTAAGGAAAGTAATTCAGGGCCATTTTCACCTACCATAACATTACCCCCAGAAGTTACAGTTCCTCCTTCTGCTAATCCAGGTACTGTAGGGGTTCGAGGTTGAGCGTTTGAATTAACTACAGCCATAACTGCTGCTATACCTGCTATTATACCTAAAGCTCCTAATCCTAATGTTAAAGCACTAGCAGTTGCTACAGCCGCTGCGGCTCTACCTACCTCTAATCCTAACAAAACAGCAGTTCTAGGAATCATACCCGCCAAAGCTATCGCTGATTTACCTATAGATGTAGCTAAATTAACTGCCATAACCGTAGCAATAGCTCCCATTATACCATATAATATTACAGCATTATCTAACATAGAAGTTAGAAATTGAGCAGGTCCAGCTAATAATTCTGTCATTTTAGCTATGGAAGTATTAATAGCTTCTTGAGTAGATAACCTTTTAACATCCATTTCATCCATAGCCATAGCTTTGGCTATTTGGGCATCTGTAAGATTTTGTCTTCTTAAATCAGCCATATACATTTCAGCTAATTGCTCTCTAGATACACCTAAAGCTTTAGCTGCTGCTTCTTGTTCTATTCTATTACCTGAAGCAAATGATGATATTATATTTTGATTATTGGCTATTTCTTTTGTTAGCTTTTCAGTTTGGTTAGTTAAAGCATAATATCTAGCAGCTTCTAAATTAATCTGCTTACCTGAAATTACTTCATATTCAAATTCTGCTGCAATTGAAGATTCAATGTTTAATAATGAACTTGCTATACCTTCAACTTCAGATAATGAAAGACCTAAATCTTTTGCTCTTCTAACAGCTTCTCCAATTCTATCAACACTATTACCCATAGAAGCTGCTATAGCAGTTGAGGTGCTATATACTTCTCTCATTACAGCTCCTTGAGCTAAAGCGGATCTATTTTGTTGGTTATATTGTTTATTCCCTTCTTTAAGGGATTTGTTCATTCTATCAATTCCTACTCCTGTAGCTTGGGACATTATAGCAGCTTTATTAGCTTGCTCTTGAGTCATACCCATAGCTTTAACCATTTCAGATGCTGCTGCTAAAGTATCAGAAGAGAAAACAGCTGATGCATTTACTCCTAACTGTTCAGTTAGTGAACTTGCAGTTTTAATGTAATCAATGCTAGTTATTAATCTATCATTAAATTGATCCATTAAAGGAATTTGACCTCCTGTTAAATTTCTAAATTTAGTTTGAGCTTCATCTAATGCAAAGAAACTTTGAACTGTTTTAGCTATTATAGCATCTGTTAAATTTACTAAAGTAAGTTCTTCTTTTAAAGATATTAATAAATTTCTATATTTATTTGATTTTCTATCTAATTCCTCATTTTGCCTTTCTAAAGCATCTTTTTGTTCTATTAAATTTTTAAGTTCTCTCCCACCAAATCCTACTCTAAGTTGTGCATCTGATAAATTTCTAGAGTTTAATTGATTTAAGTTTTCTTGGGTAAGTCTTATTTCGTTTTGAGTGGTTATTTGCTGTACTTTATACTTTTTAGTATTTTCTATAGCATCATTTATAGGTTTAGATATACTAGTTAACCCTAAATTTTTCATAAGGGTTCCTATACCCCCTAATGCACCACCTAATAAACCAATTTCTTTATCTACTTCATCTAATATTCTAACTTGATTATTTAATTCTTCAGTATAAGACTGATTTATAATAACTAAATCTGAGTATTGTTGATTTAATTCGTTTGCTTGGGAAATAGCTTCAGCAGTACCTATTCTTTTTAAAGCGGCTATACTAATTTCAATAGAACGAAGTTTAGCAGCTCTGGCCTCTATTTGTTTTTGGATATCAGCTTGTTTTAAAACTCCTTGATTCATCCTTTCAAAATTATCTGCTAATTTAGAAGATTCTCTAGCTGCTGATTTAATTGAATTGGATATATCTTTTTGGAATGATTTTATTACAGTATCCGAAGCATTTAAAGCATTCGCAAACATATCTTGAATATTGGCCGCAACGGATCTGAAGGTTTCTTCAGTTACAGCAGCTATATCCTTTATATCTTGTCGTGTTTGATCTAAATTAGGTTGGTTTAAAGCCATAATAATCTTAATATATAATATAAATATAAAAAGTGCCTACTTTTTGGTAGGCACTGTTGCATTATATGTACTGGAAGCTGGAATGTTAGGTCTAGCTACTTCAGATGTACTTTTATTAGTTAACTGATTATTTTGTTTTTCTATTTGTTCTTGTTCTTTATCATACCACTCTTTTAATTTTTGAAAGGTAAAATTTCGGAGCCAAATAGGCATTTCATAAACAGTATCCCAACTATATCCTCCTTTACCATGAAATACTATTTCATTCATTTGAGAGAATAAATTTATTCTATAGGTTGATGTCAGGCCAAAAAAAGTTTAGAGAAATTGGTAATGTAATGTCCTCCCCACCATCACCTTGAATTGTTAAATCTACATCAGGAGAAATTCTTTTAATTTCTTGACGTAATGATCTTGAATCTCTAGCTAATAACTCATTATCAACAAATTCTCTAACTACTTTTCTGTCTGTATTACCACCAACCGAAGTAAGCATGTATTTTAAACGAGTAGATAATTCAGGTGCACCACCATTTGGGTATAGTTTTTTAAGCCCTTTTAACTCAGATTCTATCGCGGATTCGTCACCATGTGTTAATAGTTTAAACCCAACTTCTACACCTGAGGATGGTAATGTATAGTAGAAGTTATTCCCTTTAGTGTAATCTACATCTTCAGGTAATTTTTTGTCTTTTAGTGTAGTTAAATCTACATTATAACTTCTTCCACCTGATTCGAATTCATAATCTTGACCATATCCTAAAATACGAGAAGCAATTAGAATAGCATTTTTATCACCAATTATCATGTCTTTTAGATCTACTTTAGAGACAATTAATGATTCTAATAGTTTATCTAAAACGGTACCTTGTTGAATGTAATTTTGGTTAGTTAAAATGTCTTCTTCACGTGCTGTCATATATTTCATTTCAATTTGACCGCTTGAAAGTGGATTATCTTTAGAATAAAGTAAACCTTTTGAAGGTAATTCTACCATTTCGGTAGGAAATTTGGGTTTTGTAACTTGATTGTCCATAAATTTTATTTGTGTTTATATATAAATATAGCGAATTAAAAAAAGCTCACAAATAAATGTGAGCTCTTTAATTTTATGTTTAAATTTCTTAGAAATTCAAGATACAATAATCCATTGCAATTGTCATTGAGATTTCAGCTGCAGCTTCACCTTGTGACCAATCATAGTCTCCGAATGTTGCTGATTTGATATATGCACCTTTGATAATCCATTCACCTACTACATCACCTACAGGACCTAAGATGTTCATTGTTAAGTCTTTTTTATAGAAATCTGAATATCCATCTCTACCTGTTACTGATTCGTGAGATAAACGCATCCATTCCATTACTGCTTGTGAACCAGCTGGAGCGATTGGATCGTATAGAGCTAAAGTCATATCATTCCATCTTACTTTACCTTTAATTTTACGGTAAACATTAATGTGGTCTAATATAATTTCGTTTGCTTCAAATCCTGGAGCTGTAGCTTTTTTAATTAAGTAAGCTGGGATTCCATCTACATATAGTATGAATCTATTTGATACCTTAGGTTCAAATGCAGTGAACATTATTTCGTTTGGGTTTAATACTGACATTTTTTATATTTGTATTATTTTATTATTATCTGTTTATAATAAATATTAGGAACTAAAGCCCTAATATAAGGGCTTTGATCCTAAATTTTCTTTATTCAAAAGTTGCACCTGTTGGTGTAACATTAAAGTCTAGTATAATAAACTCAGCAGTTCTAGTAGGTTGAATGAAAATCTGTCCTAATAATTGATTTCTATCAATTACTTCAGCAGTGTTATTTGAATCATCCATTACCACTTTATAAGCGTATAAACCTTGTCTTTGTTGGATTGAATCCAAGTATGGGTTTACTTGTCTTAAGAATCTATTTCTTGTAGCAGCTGTATTTTGTTCGAATACTAATCCATTAGCTACTTGACCAATGTATGATTTTAATTCAATTAATAATCTTCTAACATTGATTCTGTCTAAAGCAGATGCTTTTTTCTGTAAGGTTTTCTGACCATATGCTACTACACCTTGTCCAGGGAATGTAGCTAATGAATTAACTTTACCTGCATATAAAGTATCTCTATCTGTTGGGGATAATTTTCTTTCAGCTTGAACTACACTTAATCCACCTCTTGTAAATCCTGCAGGAGCGAACCATGGAGCACCTACTCTATCATTATAAGCATAAACACTTGGAATGATTGTTGATGGTGGAACCCATGTTAATTTTCCTGTGTTAGGAGCACTAATTTGAACCCATGGATAATAAGTTGCAGCATATGAACTATCAACTGAAGTTGCATTTGATATTACTGTAGCTACATTATTTCCAAAAGCAGACATATCAACAATAGCGATACAATCTCCTCTATTTTCAGCCATATTAGTCATTGAGGTAATAACTGAGTTTCCTGTTGTAGCTGTAATACCTGGAGTAGTAATTATGTTGAATTTAAATTCATCTGTATTACCTAATAATGTAATAGATGAAGTATAAGCTGAATTTGTTAATCCGTAAACTCCGCAGTTTGAACCTGCTGCTCCACCAAATGATCCACTTTGGGCTGTTGGTAAAGAAGAAGTGTAAGAAGCTACTGGAGTTCCAGTATTATCAAAATAGTTTGGAGTAGTATAAGTAACTGATTTTACTCTTAAGTATCTTGATTTGTTAGTATAATCTCCTGTTGTTTGAACATATCCATTATCTGTAGTTGTAGATTGGTTACCAATTACAGCTTCAATATAGTTTGGTTGATTAGGATCTAATGATAATCCAGTCCATTGTTCTAATACTACTTTAGAGTTAATATTATCATCTCCTCTTCTAACTAATAAATCAAATGTACCACTTCCTGAGTTAACATTTAATATTTCATATCTAATGTTATTTGATGACCCTGATGGTAATGTGTTATTAGCTCCTTCAGTACTAAAACTGTTGTTAATATTTCCTTGAGATAAAGTTTCTAATGTAAATACAGTACTTGGTGTACCATCTGTACCTCCTTGGAATGATTGGAAAACAGGAATACCTGAGCCAAAACTACTAGTAAGTTGGAAATCATTATAAACTGTACCTGTAAAATCTGAGAAGATAGTAACTTTTCCTCCAGTTGCTGTAGGGACATATGAAGCTGAGAATTGAGAAGCAATATTACCCGTACCAGTATTAATAGCACTTACTAAATATTGTGCCCAACTACCTGTTGAATTTACTAAGTTAGTTCCGTTTTCACCTACACCTAAGAAAGTAGTTGTTCCTTGTTCATAGAAAGAACCAGTAGCGATGTATGGATAATTGAAAATAACATAATTAATATTACCTAAAGCTGTTGAGGCGTTAATTTGAATTTGTTGCCATGAGCCCGTACTAGAAGCAGATACAAAGAAAGATGCAGAAGCAAATGTTCCCGCTACTGAAGCAATATTATTAGAAGCACTAGAAGTTGCAGGTGCAAATGTACCACTTACTGCTCTAGTTACTAATAAAGTATTACCACCTTGTTGGAAATAGTTATAAGCAGAGATTGATGTCAAATATTCGTAGGATGCTCCACCACTGATGAAAGATCCACCGAACTTATTTAAATAGTCACTATATGAAGTAACTAAGGTTGGAATTCTAACAGGACCTGATACTGTAGGTCCTATAATAGCTGCTCCCGCAGTAATAGGGCCTTGAGTAATTTGGGATTGGTCATTTTCTCTAGTTAGAACACCTGGAGATAATAAGGTTTCAGCCATTTTTTATTGTTATTTGATTAATTTAATTGGTTTGATAATAAATATTAAAAAAAGGCTCAAAACCTATATTTTAGGAATAAATTATCTCTCCTGTTTTTAAATCTATTTGAATATCACCGTAAGTTTCTTTAAGTTTTTTACTTAATTCATTTTCGGCAGTAAGTGTTTGATCAAATACTTGTTTTAAGTACTGTTCATCTTTTTCAAGTTGTAATTTTCTAAATCCTATTTGCCCTAATTGAGCAATTAGTGCTTCAGATTGTGCTTGAAAATTTTGTAATTCTTGTAACTCTGTTTCTTGTAACTTTGTTGGTTTAATCATAACGTTGTTTTTATTTAAATTTAGTCTAATTGTTTCCATGTGCTATTTAGATAGCAATAAATATGTTGATCTACTCCTGAACCTGAAACTATTACCATTCCGTTTGTAGGAGTTCCTGGTGTTGTTGATCTTGGTTGTAGTATTAAGATATCGTTTATTCTAACTGATCCTGATACATCTAATGTATATTGAGGTGTTGAGGTTCTAATACCTACGTTACCTGTAGATCCTGTTATTCTTAATATTTCTGGGTTGTTAGTCAGTACTGATGAAGTACCTGCATATAAAGCTATATCTCCCTTTGCTGCAATGCCTAAGGTATTATTTGAATAAATACCAGAATCACTACTTCCGGGGTTGCCTATTGAAAAATCAATCTGGGATTGTTGAGCCGGTCTACTTATAGCAAACAGTACATTACCCGCAGAAGAGCTAGTTGTATGAATTCCAATTAAATCTCCGGTTTGAGATAGTACACTACTACCAAATGAATTTGATGATGAGTAGTATGGAAAACGATTAACACTACCTGTTATAATGTTATTATAATTAAAATTTGATGCATAAGAAGCTGTTGTTGCATTATTTGCCCATG